TTTATCCGTGGCCGTGATCGCGGTAACGCTGCTGTCTGGAGCCGTCTGGGCTGGAACCGCTGCCTGGGCTGCTCTTAATGCGGCCATCTTTGCCAACCCCCTCGGCCTTATCGTTCTGGTTGTGGTCGCCCTTGGGGCGGCTTTTGTCGCACTGTATCGCCGCTGCCGACCCGTGCAGGACTTTTTTGCGGACCTGGGGGAAGTGCTCGGTATCATCAGTTACGAGATCGAGCGCGAATTTTTGGTGGCATGGTTCGAAATCAAGCGGACATTCGACAAAATTTTGCAGCCGATCTCCGCGCTGTGGCGGGAACTGGGCGATCTCTTTTCTTTGCTGGGGGGCAGCTCTTCTGAAATCGAGCAGGTCTCCAGCTTCTGGCAGGACCTTGGTTACGTGTTGGGCTCCGTGGTTTCCGGTGCGTTCAAGATGCTGGCTGCGGGCATTGAGATGGCGTTGTTCCCCCTGAAGCTTGTTTTGACGACCGTAACCACGTTTATCGACTTGTTGCAGGGCGAAATTTCCCTGGCGGAAGCGGGCAAAAAATTGGTGATGACGTTTGTCGACGGCATCGTATCCGTTGCCAGTAAACCCTACGAAGCTGTGACAGGTGTTTTGAAATCGGTCCGCAACCTCCTGCCGTTTTCCGATGCCAAAGAGGGGCCGCTTTCGTCGCTGACGCTCTCCGGCACCAAGATCATGGACACGCTCGGCTCCGGCATCCGCGCCGCCGCCCCGAATTTGCAAGCCACCGCCACCGGCGCACTGGCGGGCGTGGCCGTGGCCGCCAACCTCGCGGTGGCTCCGGTCGCGCCCGCCCCATCGCCTCTCGAAGGACCGGCCCCGGTCCAGGTGCATGCATCCGCCAAGGGGCAAGCCTCGGTTCAGCGATCGGGCAAGTCTGTCATTATCCAGAATCTGACGGTGACCCTGCCGGGCGTTCAGGACGCGGACGGCTTCGTGGCGGCCTTGCAAACGCTTATCGCCCAGCATGACGGCTCCGGCGACGAATCAGGAGGTTGGGACTAATGGACGGCGTGTTGACCTTTTTCCACGGGGAGATTCGTCTCGGTTCCAAGCTGGTGCCGGGAATCCTCAAGGGCGTACAGGTGCGCGGGACCGTGGTGTTCGACGAAGCCGAAAGCGACGGTCTTTCCGGCAAGCTCAAGACGCCCAAGGGGTGGGACGATTGCGCCGTGACCTTCACGGTAGAACTGCTCACCGAAGCGGACTCCACCTGCTACGACAAGCTGGCGAACCTGGACGCGCTGTTCCGGGGCTACGACAACGCGGCCAATCCGCGCGTCCTCGATGTCGCCAACCCGCATATCACGTCGCGCGGCATCGAGCGCGTGGTGTTCGCCGGTTTGGACTCCTCGGAGACGGATCAGGACGACGTCGTCCTGGCCGTCCTCAATTTCACCGAACACCGTCCGCCCGTGATCCGTGCCGAGAAGCGCACGGCCAGCGCCAGCGCCGAAAGCCAGGGCAACGGCCCCGGACTCGACGCGTCCATTGGGGAGCGTGCCCGATGATTGCCGGTGTTCGTCTGCATCTGGAGGTTGGCGGCGCCGTAATCCAGCGGTCCCCGCGCGTGGAGATCGTTTCGGTCCGCCACCATCCACTTGATCTGGCCCGCATCCATGTCCCGGACCCCAAAGGGGAGGCCGGGGACCTGTTCACCTACGGCGATCCGGTGCGCATCGAATACGGCTATCGCGGCGGCGAATCCGCCGTATGGCAGGGGACGCTTCGCGCCCTGGATCGCGTCTCCCGCGATCAGGTCTGCCTGACCGCAGACAGCTTGGCGCTACCCCTGGCCAGCACCTTCATCACCGAGTGCTATGCCGACGACTACAGCCAGCCCCTTGCCGAGCATATCCTCGCCCAGGCCGGGCTGCCCATGGGCCGGGTCGACATTCCCAACGAGCTGATTCCGCGCCTGCCTCTTTCCTGTGTCCCGATCTGGCAGGCGGTCCACCAGTTGCTCCACACCTTGCAGCGCGGCCACGGCCATGACCGCAGCCGGATCGCGCTCTGGCTCGGCGTGGACGGCCTCAACCTCGGCGACTTCGACGAACCCGGCGACGTGCCGGTGATCGCCACCGGCGAGAACCTGATCAAGCACTTGCCCGACGGGAAGAACCTCGGTCTCCATCGGCTGGAAACCGTTCTTCTGCCGGGCCTGTCCCATTCGCGCGTGTTCCACCTCAATGACGCCCGTTTTCGCATTTCCCGGTCTTTCCGGGCGCTCCACGTAAAGCATTCGATCGCTTCGGAAGGTGTGCGGACGTTTATCAAGTACGGGAGGGAATGTGGGTAGCGCCGACCTGAAGGCCCTTCTGAAGCGCGTGGTCGAGATCGCCATGCCCAACCTCCGCGCCTACTACCGCGTGGTGCGCAAGGCCAAGATCGTCGCCACCTATCCGTCCGAAGACGGGCGGTACTGGGCGGACGTGCAGCCGCTTTGCAATGACGATTCGGTGGATGAAAAGGAGCCGGTCATTCCCCGCGTGGAAATTCCCATCATGTGGGCCGGGCCGAATCGCGGCGTGGTCTGCCCGCCGCTGGTCGATTCGCTCTGCGACCTCGAGTACTACGACGGCGACCCGGATTACCCGCGCATCTCCAATTTCCGCTGGACCGGCAACGGCGCACCGGCCTGCGAGATCGGGGCCTACGTCATCCACCACAGCGACGGCACGTACATCAAAATCGACGCGGGCAAGAACATCCTGGAGATCACCCCGGCCAACGCCACTACCCGGATCGGCACAGACATGACGATCGAGGTGGGCGGCAGCAAGACCGAAACCATCGGCAACCTGTGGACGCTGAAATGCCCGCTCATCATTCAGGAAGGCAATGTCCAATCCTCCGGCCCCGGCGGGGCGATCGGCAATGTGAGCTGCAAGGCGCACACCGCCCAGGAAGGCAGCCTTCAAATGGTCGGTCCCATCGTCTGCACCCGCCTCACGGTGCTTGAGGACGCTGAGATCGGCGGCAACCTGGAGACCACCGGGAACAGCTATGCCGGGAGCCGGAGCGGAGGGACGATATGACTGACATCTTCGGCCAAGACATAGCCCTCGACGACGACAAGCAAGCCCGCGTGGCCGCCAACGGCGAGCTGGTGCTCACGGACGGTACGGACACGGGCGTGCAGGACATCGTACTCCGGTTGGATACGTACCTCGGAACCCTGTTTTATGACAAGGAGTACGGCTCATTGGTCAGGGATTGGGTCTACGAGGACAATGACGAGCTGGCGCGGATCAGCTTCGCGGCGGAGGTCAAGCGCCGGGTCAACGAGGACCCGCGTGTCCAGCCCGGGACTGTGACCTGCTCGGTCACGCAATGGGATGAAACGTCCATCAGGGCCGAGGCCTCCTTCAGCTTCATCGACACCGACCATGAACAGAACCTCGTTATAGAGGTCGATAAATCCAGAAAGGAAATGGTGATCAGGGATGCCGACCCCGCAGTTGTCTAAGACCCTCGACGAGGTGCGCTCCATGGTCTTCGGCCACGTAGAGGACGTGCAGGAGGAATACGCGGCCAAGGGCTGGCTGCCGCGCCGTCTGAACCTGAACAAGGGCGTGGTGCGCGGTCTGCTCGAAATCTTCTGCTGGGGGCTGTACCAGCTCTACCAGCTCCTGGCCGCCGTGTTCGTCCAGGCAGCGCCCACCGAGGCCACCGACGAGGCGTGGATGGAATGGCACGCCGAACAGGTTGAGGCCCCGCGCAAGCAGGCGACCAAGGCTGTGGGCATTGTCCGTTTCGCCCGTGCGGCAACCTCCGGGAACACCCCCATTCCGGCGGGCCGGATCGTCCGCACCCTTCCTGATGGCAGCGGCAACGTCTACCGTTTCGTGACCACCGCTGCCGCCGTCATTGCGGACGGCACCAACGAGGTCGCCGTTCCCGTCGAGGCCGAGGAGTACGGGGCCGCCTCCAACGTGTCCGCCGGGCAGATCACAGAACTGGTCACCACGGTGCCGGGCGTGGACATCGTCGGCAACTCGGCGGACTGGCTGACTTCCGAAGGGGCGGACCTCGAAACCTTGGAGAAGCTCCGCGAACGGTACATCCTACGCTGGCTCGGCAACAACGGCATGACGAAGTACGCCTATGCTTCGTGGGCGCTGTCCGTGGCGGGCGTGGTCGCCGTCAAAGTGCTGGACCAACATCCGCGCGGCCAGGGGACCGTTGACGCCATCGTCAAGGGCTCCGCCGGTATTCCAACCGACACGCTGCTCGGTCTGGTCCGGGCCGCCGTCGCCACCGGCGCAAAGCCGGAAGAGGTTCAGGCCGGGCCGCCGATCAACGATGACTGGGAAGTGCGCGGTCCGCAACCGCTCTCGCTCGCCATAGCGGGCGAATTGGAGATCAAGCCCAGCTATCACGTGGACACGGTCGTGGCCCTGGTCGAGCAAAGGGTACGCGCCATATTCACGGACCCGGCCACCGTGGCCGGAGTGATCCCTCTCCAGATAGGCGAGGACGTACCGCTTGACCGCCTGACCGGAGTGGTCATGGCCGTTGAAGGCGTCAAGCGCGTCAACTGGACCTCCCCGGTCGCAGATCAGGTCGTGGCCGACGATGGGCTTGCCGTCCTGGAATCCCTGGCCTTCACCACGGTTGAGGCTGGAGAGGAATAATGTCCATCTTCAAGGAGTACTTCTTCAAGACTCTGCGCTGGCCTCTCATCCACAACGTCGGCCCCCTGGCCGCCCTGGTGGAAGGTCTCGCCAGGGCGATGGACGAAGTCCGGGGGGATATCATCTGGCTCCGCGACCAGTTCAACCCGTGGACCTGTGATGCCGGAATGATCGTCAAGCACGCCGAGAGTCGCGGCATATCCCGGCACCCGTCTGAGTCCGAGGAGGGATACCGGGAGCGCTGCATCCGCGCCTTCGCATGGCACCGTCTCGGCGGCGGCCAACTCGGCATGCCGCAAATCCTCGCCCACTTCGGCTACCCGGGCACCGAGATACTCAACGTCCGCCAGGAAGACCCGGAACGTTGGGCCGAGTTCAAACCCCAGGTGCCGATTCCCGATTCAGGCCTGCATGCCGATGATTTTCCACATATCGGCTGGATAGCCAACGAGACCAAGCCCGCCCGCTCCAAGTTGGCCGGTATATGCGTAACCAGCTCGGTGCAGGGAGCAACACACGCGGGCGGCATAATCTACACGACGCAATACAGCCAGTTGCTCCCGCAACCGGTCACCGCGATAACCCTTGACTCCCACGTCCACGGCGGCGGCTATCTGCACACCGTGGGCCGGATCAGCATCTAGGAGGATCATCATGGCGCTCATACTGACAAAGGCCGGGGCCGAGGCCTACGCCGAGGCGGAAGCAACCGGCATCAAGCTCCAGGGCACGCACATGGCCGTTGGCGACGGAAACGGCGTTGCCGTCTCCCCCACCAACGCCTGGGAAGCGTTGACCAACGAAACGTGGCGAGGCGATCTGCAATCCATCACCGCCAACGAGGCCGGGCAAGCGGTCTTCGTGGCCCATGTACCCATCACCGTGGGCGGCTGGTACATCCGTGAGGTCGGCATCTTCGCCGGAGAGACCCTCATCGCGGTGGCCGCCTACCCGGAAGCCTGGAAACCGGCCCCCGAAGCGGCGGACAAGGTCGAGTTGGTCATCACCGCCCCGCTGGCATTTTCGGACACGGAGAACATCTCGCTCACCGTGGACACCACCAAGGTGCTCGCCTCCCAGGTACACGTGGCTGAAGCCATCGATACCCACGACACCGATCCCGAAGCGCACGCGGACATCCGGCAGGCAATCGAAGACGCTACCCCGGCTGCGAGCGATACAGTCAAAGGCGTTGTGGAGCTTGCCACCAAAACGGAGGCAAACGAGCAGGTTGCCGACGACCTGGCCCTTACCCCGGCGTCCATAGTTGACTACATGAAAATCGGTGCCATTGGCATGTTCTCGGTGGTCAGGTACGGGGCGGTTGGAGACGGGATTACGGACGATACCGCAGCAATCAAAGAGGCGATAGACGCGGCTGAGGCGGCTGGCCGTGGGTGCGTCTATTTCCCCGGTGGAACGTTTCTTATATCCGCGCCGCTGGTAGTCAATACCAACTACGTCGGGCTACGCGGGGCGGGGAAGGACGCAACGCGTATCCTGGCGACCTCTGACATCTCCGGGGTCGTGTTCCAGCGGCCCAACCCTGTCGCACAGTGGGGGTATGGGGCAGTCGTCCAAGATATGACGATCGAATGCACCGCGACCAATCCCTCTTCCGGTATGGGCCTCCTGCTGGACGCCTACGGGCATTCGTTGGTCTCCAACGTCTATATTGTTGGATTTTGGCGCGGGCTGGTGCTCCTCGGCAACCCCAGTACCGTCATGATGCATTGTGTAGACGTCACCCAAGGTGCCAACAACACGGCACTGCAATCAGGCTCGGCATGTTGCGTTGTAGACCGCCGGGAAATTGTGTCCACCAATCCCAATGCCGTACTGGATGACACCGACGGCCTGTACTATCACGAGCCAAATTCCATATTCTTCCAGTCCTGCAACATGCGCCCGTCCGATCTTGGGGCCGAGGACACTCTACTGATCCGAGCGTGTGACGGGCTGTATGCGTCCGGCAGCTATTTTGGCGGCGGTGAATATCAAACCGTCAGGCTTTACCCGTCGCAGGCCAATCTCAACATCGGAGGACTGATCGTCTCCGGTTGCCGCATTGATCCGAAGGCCGGTGTCACCGAGTATGGGATACTCTACGACGTCAACCCGGCGCTGGCCGCCGAATATACTGGCGGGCACCAATGGGTAGGCTGCACCGTGGGTGGTGCGGCCATCACAGCCGTCTGGGTCGAGGGGGTTACAGCCGGTAAGCCGCAAAACCTCCAATTCAACGGCTGCAAATTCAAAAAAAGTGATGACAATGGCGTTGTCATTGCTTCTGGCGACAACATATCGTTCACCGGTTGTAATTATGAGGACAACAACAACTCCGACGCCTCTTTCGCCGACATCAACCTAATGGGGGGCTCCAATCTCGTCTTTAACGGTTGTACGTTCCGGGGCACCGGATACCGAGGCATCAGGTCGGCAGCCACGCCCAACGTGGAGCGAGTGTCCGTAACCGGATGCCGGTTCCAGGATGCCTCCGCAGACAACTGTATCTATTTAGCGCACCAAAGCAAAAATGACACAATAGCAAATAATGACTGCGACGACACACGTATTCGGGCCAGTACCGGGGACATCGTGTTGCCAGCCGTTTTCGACACGTTCGTTATCACAGGGAACACAAATATTAACAACATTTCCGCTGAGATCACCTCCAGCAACAGGCGGTGCGAATGGGAGGGGCGCAGGGTGACCTTGATCTTCGAGGGCACGCTTACGGTATCCAACTCCGGCAACATACACCTCAAAAGCAACTATACCACCTCGGCCGGAAGCGTCTTAGTCCTTGTTTTTGCCGGTGATGCTTGGCGAGAGGTCAGCCGGACGTAAATTGGGATGAGGTTTAACGTATCCCCCGGCGAGTGCGAGTATTGCTGTAGGCCGGTTCCCCCGGCCAGCCGCATGGCCATTCCTGGCTGCACCAAGTCCGGGATTGCCAGGACGAAGCCGATCAGGCTTGAGTGGATATTGCTCTTTGACAATCGAATAGGCCGCTGAAAGACAAAGACCCGCCGGACGAATCCGGCGGGCCATTACGAGAGGAACAGGCGGGGGCGTGGCCGCCCCCACTGGCGCGGTACGGACATACCGCACCACAGCTCAACGGGTGGCGGCTACCATCCCGTCAAGTATCTGCTGCTCCAGCGGTGGGTATCACAGAGCCAACCCATTTAAGTCAATATGAGAAACGAAATCCGTTGTGGCAATTGCAATCGCCTGCTCGGCAAAGGGCAGGCGTATGAAATCCAGATCAAGTGTCCGCGTTGCGGCACCATGAACCACCTGATCGCCACGAGCGTCGACCCAGAAAGCCCGCGAGCCTCAACAGGGGATTCGTATGAAGATACAGATAGGCAATGCGACGATGTGCAAAGGCGAGGCCCTGAGCGTCTTGAAGGACATGGACGACGGGAGTGTTGACGCGGTCTTGACTGATCCGCCGTACTCCAGCGGCGGACTGACGGTCGGCCAGCGTCAGCAGGCCCCGTCCAAGAAGTACCAAAGCTCCGACGCCCTGAAGAAGTTCGCCGACTTCCCCGGAGACAACCGGGACCAGCGTTCGTTCATCACTTGGGCCACGCTCTGGCTTGCCGAGGCCTACCGGGTGGCGAAACCCGGAGCGCCGCTCATGATGTTCACGGACTGGCGGCAGCTCCCGGCCATGACCGACGCGCTCCAGGCGGGCGGCTGGCTCTGGCGGAACATCGTCGTCTGGGACAAGCCCACGGCCCGACCGGCCAAGGGCGAGTTCAAACGGCAATGCGAGTTCGTCCTGATCGGCAGCAAGGGCAAACTCGCACCGGCCACGGAACGATGCCTTCCCGGAGTCTTCCGGCACTCCATTGTTTCCGGCAGCAAGCGCCAACACCTGACCGAGAAGCCCGTGCCGCTCCTCCGCGATCTGCTTCAGATCAGCCCGGAGGGCTGCACCATCCTCGACCCCTTTGCAGGCTCGGCCACCACGGCCCAGGCCTGCCTGGAAACAGGCCGCAAGTTCATCGGCGTGGAACTCTCCGAGGTCTACTTCGACGTCGCCTGCGCCCGCCTCAACACCCTCGCTAACTGGACGATCTAACCGCCCCCCTCACGCGCACGCGTAGCAGACGACGTGCCAACCAAAGACACGGGCCACGTAAGCTTTCTCAACTTACGTGGCCCAATTTCTCAAGTTGTGTGTCAGCTTACACCTGGCCATCATCAAGCAGAGACCGAGGCTCTTCTCCCGCCTTGTCCGGGACATGAAGCACATGACCGAGGACGTCATCGAAGCGGATCACGATTTCAAGCGGCGCCAGTCGCGGATGAACAGGATCTACGACTTCGCCGCCATGGGCTTCTTCCACATGGAGGACGATCCCGAACGCTCGCTCTGGTCTTCGCAGACCCCGATTATCCTCGGGCTCCCGAACAACGCCGTTCCATCCCTCGAGTCCATTGCCACGGCCCTGTGCCCGGCCGACCGGGAACGGTTCCTCGATGCGGAACGGGAATCCTGCCGCCTCCGCAGGCCCTATACCTTTGAACTGCGCCTCGACGACAAGGGCGGTGCGGCCAGGCACATCAGAATCTGGGGGGACTACGAGGCCCTTCCCGGGGAAAGCCGGGTGATGCGGGTAGGCCTGATCCACGACGTGACCAGGGAGGCGGACTCGCGGGAAGAGCTTCGCCTTGCGCACCAGGCCCTGAGCGGGACGGTCGAAAAGCAGAACAGGCAGCTCTCCCAGGGGATCGAAGACCTCAAGCGGGAGATCGCCGCCAGGAAGACCCTGGAGGGAGAACTGCGGGCGATCAACGAAGAGATCGCCAGGCAAAGGGATGCGCAGAGGGAATATCTCAAACGAGGCGCCTATGAGTTGCGCTCGCTGGTGAACCGGCTGGCGATGGATAAGGGAGGCTTACGGGAAAAGCCCCTTTCCGCCACCCTCAGCCTTATTTCGACGACCATCGACAACATGAATGACTTCTTCGAGATCCAGTCGGGATTGTCTCCCCTTGCCGAAACCTTCTCTCCCAAAACCGCCGCAGAGGGCTGGATAGCGGACCTGGACCGCGCCCAGATCAACCCCGACATCGATCTGCACCTGACCATCTCCCCAAACATACCCGACCGGATAGAGGGCGATCCCCAACGGCTGCAGCAGATCACGTTCTCCGTGGTGGGCTTTTTGCTGAAAACCACCGGCTGGGGGGCGGTACAGTTCACCCTGGACTACCTGGCCGAGAAAAACCTCCTGATCCTGACGGCGTCCAGCCCGGCCATCGACGAACAGGTGACCGAGGCAACGTTTCAGCCGAACCCTCCGAAGGACCCCGGAAAGAACGGCTGGATGCTGTCGACAATCGGCCCCATGGTCAACGCCCTCAAGGGGAAGGTGGACCTGAGGTTCCTTGCCGGCAACGGAATCGCCATATCCGTCCTGATTCCCTCAAAAACGAAGGTACAGCCCGCCCGCGAGGCCATTGACGCGGAGTTGCCCATTCTGGTTGTGGAAGACGACGAACCCAGCCGTTTTTTCCTGGAGAGCATCATTCGCAAATCCGGCTATGGCGTGGAGGCCGTGGCCCTGGGCCGGGAGGCCCTTACCCGCCTCGAAGAGCAACGATTCAGCCTGGTGCTGCTGGACATCCAGCTTCCCGACGTCGACGGGGTGACCATCGCCAGGGAGACGCGCAACAAGAACGCGCTCAATGCCAAGACGCCGATCATAGCCGTAACGGGCCACGCCACTCCCGAATACCGACAGCGCTACGAAAAGGCGGGAATCGACCAGTTCATCGCCAAACCGTTCAAGGCCGAGGCGCTGCGCAAGATGGTCAAAGGATACCTCGGCGCTTAGGCCGGGGGTGATCCACGCAAAGTATCCCCCGCATATCCCGCAAGCCGTTCACGCCAATCGGCCTTGAGATCCCGCCGTCCATCCCCTTGGCCCGAACGCGTTGGCCATCTCCGCCCACCGCAGAGGCGGTCATGGGGATGACCGGCACGGAGCTCTTCCGCTCTCCGCCCCGGACGGCAACGACCTCGCCCCCCCTCGGGCAACTCGCCGAGGGCAACCGGAACGCGGTCTTTTACTCTCGGGGCGGTGTCCCGCTTACTCCTGCACTCCGCCCCCTGCCGCTTCGGCGGCGGAGATGGGCGGCAGGGAGACGTAAACCGAGGTCCCTTCGCCCATGACGCTTACCACGCAGAGGGAACCACCCAGGAGATCGACAATCCGCTTGACGATGGGCAGCCCCAACCCCACCCCCTGATGGCTTCTGGTCAATCCCTTCGACACCTGGCCGAACTTCTCGAATGCGGTCTCCAGGTGTTCGTCCGCGATGCCGGGTCCGGCATCCGAGACGACAAACAGCAATCCTCCGCGCGAGTTGCGCCTGGACAGCGCCCACACTTCGAGGCGAACCTCTCCCGGCCCTGAAAATTTCAATCCGTTCCCGACCAGATTGAAAAGAATCTGGCGAAGGCGAATCTCGTCTCCGAGGATATGCTCCGGCACATCCGGGGCAACGTAGGACTCCAGCTCCACCTGCGGATTCCCCTTGGTGGCCCCCAGCAGTTCGACCACGGAGTCCACCAGTTCACGCACGTCGATGGAGGAAAACGACAGGGCGAGCTTGCCCGCCTCGATCATGGAGATGTCCAGGATGTCGGTCAGCAGCCGCGACAGCCGGTCTCCCGAGAACAGGGCCATCTCGATGATCTTGGCCTGATAGCTGTCCGGCGAGGACGTCTCGAGCAGCTGGAGCATGCCCATGAGGCCGTTCAGGGGCGTTCGTATCTCGTGACTGATGTTCGCCAGGAATTCCGACTTCGCGTGGCTGGCGTCCTCGGCCGCCTCCTTGGCGTCGATGAGCTTCCGTTCCGCCAGCTTCCTGTCGGTGATGTCCCTGAACTCGGCGGCCCGCACCACCCGGCCCCTGTACGGTATATTGCGGACCTCAATGCTGAGCGGGTATTCCTCCCCGTTCTTGCGGACCCCGACCGCCTCGTAGGCCCCTTCAAAATTGGAGCAGATTCTCGCCCTGCATTCCTCGCGGAACCCCTCGGCGATCAGCGACAGCCCGTCCATGCCCACCAGTTCGCTGACCGTGAACCCGCTGATCCTGCTCAGTCCCCGGTTGCAATCCAATATCAATCCGTTGTCGTGAATCCCGATGCCCCCCCGGGAGGCCTCGTGCATGATCTTGTAGCGGATTTCGCTCTCCCGCAGGGCCTCCTCCGTCTGCTTCAGCTCGGTGATGTCCACGAAATTGACCACCGCCTGCACCATCCTGCCTTCCTCGAACAGGGGAAACGCGTTGGCAAGGACCCAGGTCACGGCATCCCACGGCGACCTGCGCACCCCGATGACGATGCTGTTGGTGGGGGAACCCGTTGCGAACACCTGGAACAGGGGCCGATCTTCATCGGGCATCACGCTGCCGTCCTCGCGGAGGAACTCCCAGTCCCGCAGGGCATGCTCGTATTTCTCGCCGATGATACGCTCGGTCGGGGCGGCCGCTATGGCGCAAACGGCAGGGTTGATTATCCGGATGGTGCGGTCGCTGTCGATGACGATTACGCCCGCGTGCAGACTGTCGAGAATCTTGCGGTAGGTTTCATCCTTCCTGTTCCGTTCCAATTCGAGCCTCTTTCTCGTTGTGATATCCTGGAACGCACCCCACATGCCCACGACCCGCCCCGAGGAGTCGAGCGCCGCCTCGCCCCTGACCCACATCCATCCGTCGGCCCCATCCTCCTTTTTCACGCGCAGTTCCAGTTCGTAGGGCGCTCCCTCGGAGATGGCCCGGTCCAGGCACTCGGACAACCGCTCCCGATCTTCGGGAATGAACAGCCGCCCCAATTCGGTGTACGGCGGAGGAACGGTCCCCGGGAACATGCCGTACATCCTGTACAACTCGTCGGTCCAGACCATGACCTCGGTCTCCAAATCCAGGTGCCAGCTCCCGATGCGGGCCATGCTCTGGGATTTTTTCAGGTCATGCTCCCGCCGCCGGAGCTGTTCCTCGAGCCGCCTCCTGCCTGAAGTGTCGACATGGGTTCCGATCAACCGGAGGGGGCGGCCAAAATAATCCCGCTCCACCACTTGCCCCCGGGACAGGACCCAGCGCCAACCCCCGGCCTTGGTCCGCAGGCGGTACTCGATCCGATAACTCCCCCCCGTGTCCAGCAGCCGCTTCATCCTGCCCAGGAATTCGTCCACGTCGTCCGGATGGAGCAGTTTGACCAGGGTATCCTCGGAATAGGCGAATTCATAGGGCTCGTACCCCAACATCGTATACCACCGGGGGCTGACGTACGCTTCGCCCGTGTCCAGGCGCAGGTCCCAAACCGCATCGCTCGCGGCGTCAAAGGCCATGGTCATGCGGTCCACGTTCTCGCGCATGTCCTGGATGACTCGCCGCCTGTCCACCAGCAGCATGACGTTGGTCACGAAGGCCTCGATC